ATTCCTTTCTCAACAGATGAAATGTTCTATGTCAACAAAGTTTCTTTATGTGAGACATTTGATGAAGTATTAAAAGTATCAAAACAAATATTTGATTATATTCTAGGTGAGTTGGAGAAGAAGAAAGAAGAAGAGAAAGAAATGGAAACTGAAAATGCATCTTTCGGTAGTGGAACAGGAGCAGATCTTGAAGATGTCAGAGATAATTGGTATGATGAAGATGGTGATTTGATTGATGAAGATGTTGATGGGGAAGAAAACTCTCCACAAGTTAAAACAGAAATGATTGGAGGTTCTAACATAAATCAAGATATTGATTTATCAGAAGAGATTGTATCAGAAACTGCTGAGAGTTTAGAGGAGGCACTTAAGAATCTTGCAAATACTCTTGGTAGAGAAAATGTCTATGTCGAATTACCTGAGTTGGATATTGAAGAACTTATCATTGATAATGAACTCATCCATAACCTATGCAAAACTGCAACAAATGAGATACCTGCTAATGATTCTGAAATGCCTGATCAATATTCAATGGTTAAGTTTCTTGAAGAGTGTAAAGTAGATTTTGTCAAGTTCAAAAGGTCAGCACAAAAAGAAGTCAACTATCTTGTCAAAGAGTTTGAGTGTAAAAAATCTGCAGGAGCATATGCTCGTGCTACAACAAGTCGCACTGGTGTTCTTGATACTAATAATTTAGTTAATTATAAATTTAGTGAGGATTTATTTAAGAAAATTACTCTACTACCTGATGGTAAGAATCACGGATTGGTATTCATTCTTGATTGGTCTGGTTCAATGGCTAACGTGATGGAAGATACAATCAAGCAGTTATACAATCTTCTATGGTTCTGTAAGAAAATTCAAATACCATTTGAGGTATATGCCTTCACATCAAACTTTCCAAGGTCATACACTCCAGAGGGGTACATAGATGCAAAACAACTTTATGAACCAAAGGATGATTTGGTAGCAGTTGATAAGTATTTCAGTTTGATGAATATCTTTACAAGCAAGGTTCGTGGTAGAGAGTTGGAAGATCAAATGTTAAACATTTATAATATAGTTAAATCATTTAGAAACTATCATGGAAATCGTGTTGTTCCAGTTGGTATGGGATTATCAGGCACACCACTTAATGAAACTATAGTTGCCTTACATTCAATACTTCCTCGTTTCCAAAAACAACATAAGTTAGAGAAAGTCAATTGTGTAATTCTAACTGATGGTGAAGGTAGTCCACTTACATATCACAAAACAATTCAGAGAGATTGGGAAGACAAACCATACATGGGCACTCAATATCTTAATGAGAATTGTTTCTTACGTAACCGTAAAACAGGTAATACATATCAATTGACCGATAACTGGTATAAGTTTACTCCAATTCTTTTAAGAGACATAAGTGATTCATTTTCAAATGTTAACTTCATTGGTATTAGAGTAATGGATAGTCGAGATGCAGGTAGGTTCCTTCGTATGAATGACTTAGATTGTAACTCTGAAGAATATACAAAGAAGATGAAAACCTTTAAGAAAACAAAATCAGTTGCACTTGAGAATGTTGGATACAAAGTTTACTTTGGTATGTCATCAAAAACATTATCAAGTAATTCTGAATTTGAGGTTGAAGATGATGCAACCAAAGCACAAATCAAAAAGGCATTTACAAAGTCATTGACTGCAAAGAAAATGAACAAACAAATCCTAAGTCGATTTGTAGAATTAATTGCCTAAATATAAAAAAAAGTGTCTAGTGAAATGAAGACCTATAACGAGTTCATGCAGGAGAGCAGTCTCTCAAGAATCAAAAGTAAATCTGATAAGGGTGGTATTGCTACAATGTCCGCCTCCAGAGCAGACAAGTCTGCAAAAGAAAATCGTGCAAGGGCAAAGCAATTAGACAGAGATATTCGTGGTAGAGGTTTAGGCGGTGCTACAAAGGTGACTGGTTCATATGTTGAGAAAGACGATAAGACTGGTAAAGAGAAGAGAGTAAAGGAGAGGAGTCATGTTGTCTCCTCTGGAAAGATGGGTAAGAGAAAGTTTAAGAAGACAGTCAAGGCACTTGGTAAGAAGTATGGACAGGATTCCGTATTGACACAAACGAAAAAAACTGGTACACTATCAGCAACAAGAAAAGGTGGACTTGGCAAATCAAAAAATATAAAACTAGGAAAATTTAAACCACAGGGTAAAAACCCAGAGGGTCAATCTCAAATCAAAGGCAAAACTTTCACATACGGATAATGACAACACCACTTTACGATGACTCCAATTGGAGAGAAGAATACAAAAATTACATAAGTAACAAGATGGAACTTGATTTGCTAGAGAATGGACCTAAGAGTCTATCTCAATCTTGGCATCTTCAAGCACTTTATTCAGACTGGAAAAAAATGAAGGGATATAATAAATTAGATCCAAAAGAAAATAAAGGTCAACTACAATCTTCTATGACTGAATTTTTTCAAAGTCAAAAAGATCAGGGTATATAAACCAGTTAAATAAGTGGCACACACATGGTTGTTTTGATATTGATATCGATTATAATAAGTATATCAAACAAAGAACTACATCATGACTTACACTCCCTTCACTGTTAAAATGACTGAAGAGCAAATTACTGACAAGTTAGTATCACTTTATGGATCAGAAGTTACTACTGCAGATATCAAAGCATTTTGCTCTATGAATGACATTCATTACAACACTGTCACTCGCAAGTTGCAAAAATATAAAGTAACAAAAGGTAAATGGAATCTTGAAGTTACACAAGAAGCAGTTGAGCAGATTGAAAAAACATTCAATGCACCATCCGCACCAGTTCAAGAGAAGAACTTAGTTCCAACAAAAGATGATACATTTGTTCCTTTTGGTGGTTTCAAAGATATCAAAAAGATTATTCAATCCAAGCAATTCTATCCTGCATTCATTACAGGTCTATCAGGTAATGGTAAAACATTCTCTGTTGAACAAGCATGTGCACAACTAAATAGGGAGTTAATTAGAGTTAATATTACGATAGAGACAGATGAAGACGATCTTATTGGTGGGTTTCGTCTTGTTGATGGTAACACTGTTTGGCACAATGGACCAGTTATCGAATCTTTGGAGAGGGGAGCTATACTCCTTCTAGATGAGATTGATTTAGCATCAAACAAGATTCTATGTCTACAATCTATTCTTGAAGGTAAGGGTATCTTCTTGAAGAAGATAGGTAGATGGGTAAAACCTGCTGCAGGATTCAATGTCATTGCAACCGCAAATACAAAAGGTAAAGGTTCTGACGATGGTAGATTCATAGGAACTAATGTTCTTAATGAAGCATTCCTTGAAAGATTCCCTGTGACTTTTGAGCAATCATATCCATCAGTTAAGATTGAAGAGAAGTTATTAAATTTACATGCTGCAAGTGTAAATGTTTCTGATGATAAGTTTATCAAAAAACTTGTTGATTGGGCAGACATCATTCGTAAGACATTCTATGATGGTGGTATCGAAGAGATCATCTCTACTCGTCGTCTTGTTCACATCATTCGTGCATTCTCTATCTTTAAAGATAAGGCAAAGGCAATCCAAGTTTGCACAAATCGTTTTGATGATGAAACAAAGCAATCATTCATGGAACTTTATGACAAAGTAGATGCTGACTTTAACCTACCAGTTGACCAAGAGGGTAAGGAGTGATATAATGAATGCATGGAGTTTATTGTATGATATTCTCAATGGCACATTTGATGAGGAGTATCCAATAGTGGATAAAAAAGAAACTGAGCACTCGGATTATTATTATGATTATACTCGTAATAATCCGAATGCTAAAAATCCATTCACTGATCCTAAAGATAGGGAGAGGGCAGAAAAAGTTGTAAACGGTGATCCTGAGTTAGATCGAATCGAAAGAATGGGAGGATTTGAGTGGACACCAGGTTCACCATGGCCACCAGTAGATCCATTAGAAGATTGTAATGGACTTGACTATGAAGTTGATTTAATGACTGACCAGTATACTACTTATGATGATGGGATGTCACTACAAGTAAAAGAGAAACCAATGGCAAAAACAGACCATAATTTTAAGTATCATGAAGATGAAATACTTAAAGACATTCAAGAATATGTTTCAAGAACATATCAAGGACACTACACAGGAACTAAACATGAGTTTCGTAAAGTGCAAACTATTGACCTAATGGCAGCAAGAGATATTGCAACAGATTTCTGTCAAGCAAATATTCTCAAGTATGGTAGTCGTTATGGTAGTAAAAATGGTAAAAA